TCCCTCTGCCTGAGTTTCTGTTATTTGTTTGTTGATCCCTGGCTGAAAACCTATCTTTTGTAGCATATAACCTCATTATACTTTAAAACCCCCAGCTTACAAATGAATATCTGGTGCCTTTTTTAACCTCTTTTACCTCATGAGGATACAAAAAACAACTTGGAAATATAATGATGTCGCCCGTTTTACAGTCCATTTTTTTGCCATTTATTATTAATTCTCCTCCAGAATAGTCTTCGTTTAATATCCCTATAAAAGATATGACTGGAATACCTTTATGATTGCCATCAAACAAGGAGTGAATATGATCGTAATGTTTTCTCATTAGTGTGCCTTTTTTATATTTATTAAATCTAACTGGAGAAAATTTTGTAGCTATGTTGCGTAATCTGGAGTCTTCTAAATTAGAAAATTTATTGTTATATTCCGTATATGATTTTACTATATAAGGTGTCATTATGTTTTGCATTTCTTGATTGATAGGTTGAACATCCAATTCTTTTTTATTTTCTGAACGAAAAGTACTATTTTCATTGTCATACCATTTATGTTTTTGCCATTCTTTTTTATTAATTTGTTTTATTAAATCTTTACAAGTTTGTTTTGAAACAACATTAGTCTTGTATATGTAATCATTGACTTTCATAAATTTTCCTTAAATTAAGTTCAGTTAAATCTTTTTCTGAACCTATATTATCTGCAAATGTGTTGAATGATATACTAACCCTTACATCGTCAGATGTATTAATCGGTACAGAGTGTCTTAAATAAGATGGAAATAATATTAACTCACCCGCAACTGCAGGTAAATAAAATGTTTGACTGTTTAATGAATTATATTTTTCGTAATTTAATTTTAACATCTCAAATTGAGTTTTAGAAAACATAATAGGTGGCAAGTGTTTATCGAGTCTAAAATACATAACACCTGATATAACAGAGTTTGGGTGTAAGTGTTCGTGATGAATTGATCCTTTTGGATTTCTATTAGCCCAAGATTGTGTAATGATTAAATTATCTGATGATTGCCAAACTTGTTTTGCAAAAATATTTATAGATTCTTTACAAAAATCTTTTACTTTTTTTAGTTGTTTCTTTTTAAATATATAAGAATCAGTTGATCTAAAATTACCGTTCTTACCATTTTCTTCGTATTTAAGTTTTTCAATAAACTTTAATTCTTTATAAATATCGTTTTCGTATTTTGTAATAAGTAAAGGAGTAGCAAATAACTGTAGTAATTCTTTCTTAATCATTCTGTTGAATATATAACAGATCTAATAATTATTGCAAGCCACCATGACCGTTACTTGATCCAGCTAAACCACTGGTTGCTGCTATTAAATCACCAAAATCTGTTGCATTACCTGTAGTGTCAATTGTAATAAATTGTATGGTATTAACAATTGTTGGAGCGCTACCACCACCAAAAACACCTCTTGAACCATTACTTACTCCAGCTAAACCATTGTTTGCTGTTGTCAAATCACCGAAGT